GGAATACTCGCGACCACCACGAGCAGCCGGGCCAAGATATCTTCGCGAACGTCAACCAACGGAGTCGGCCTTCAGCGCGAACCTAACCTCGCCCATATCCTCGCCGTTCGGGCTGCCGCGCAGTTCCCACGAACGAACGATCCAAGTCCGGCCGTTGAACGCCAGCACCGCGTCGGCATAGTCGGCCCGCGCTATGCCCTTTTCTGCAAGTTCGGGAATACGGGCAAAGGCGCCAGGACCGACGCTGCGCACCTCCGCCGGCGTCCCGCCCCCGGCTGCGATCGGCAACACGTTTGGCCGCGTGTCGTCGATCACGGTTATATCCACCTCGGCGCCACCACTCCCCGCCACGCTCAACACCGCCGGCACGCCGAGCGCCGCATACACCGGGTTGTATAGTTGTTCGCTAAAGTCGATGGTCATGACGTCCACGCCTCTTTCACCCAGGCGTCGCGGGAATTGTGCGGTTTTGCTTGGGCGCCGAAGACCAGCAGCGATGCGTTTTTCTGGAAACCGTCCCGATAATATGAAAAGAATCCAGGCGGCAACAGATCTTGCAAGCACTTGGCGCTGTCGTCGATGTGCTCCATCACGCGCTGGTCGCCGTAGCGGACGTACATTCCTATCAGCGCCGATTGGTTTGCCATGAACTCATCGTAAATTCGGCGGCCGAAATTCGGCGCAAGCGCAATCATGCATGAGCTGTACTTGCATGGTCGCTTGAGGTGCGCCGGTGTGAAGCTGTGACAAATGGCGAACTCGGTCTCCAGCACGAGCAGCGGATCGATATTGCCAATCACCACGGTGTCGAGATCGAGATAAACCAATCGATCATTGCCCCGCCAATCCGGATTGAATATGGCCATTTTAGCCCACCATCCGGACAATTCGACGCGATGGTTCTCGACGCCGGGCCAAGTCTCCTGCTGGTCGGTGAGACACACGAACCTGCATTCTACGCTGCTGTGGCGTTTGACGCCTTTGACCAGCCGCTCGACGTATTCCGGGCCGTATTTGGTCCCGGTGCGCACACACGCGACGATCATACATAAATGCGCATGTAGGCACTAAGCAAGCCAGTGGCGGTATCGGTCGCCGCCTGCAATGGCGCGGTGGGCGCGGCCTTACCGAGCACCTGCAGCGGATCGTAATATTGCACGATCGTGTCGCCATGGCGGACCATTCGGACGCCGCCGGTGGCGTTCAAGCGCTGCTGTAACCGCGCCGCCTGAATCAATAGCGTGGTCGCCGCCTTGAGCGCCGGCGGCGCGCCGTCGGGCAGCAGATAACCGCCGCTATAGGTCACGGTGACCGGATCGGTCCAGGCACCATCGATGCGCAGCTTGCCTGAAATATTCTCGACCTCGTAACTCGCCGGGTCGAGGACGTTGCCGCGCGGCGATTCGACCGAGACGATGTCGGCGTCGGCGACCGGATAGTGCGTCAGAAACAGGCGCGGGCTGTCGTATGGCGTCGAGTCGCCGCGCCAGGTTTCCGCGACCTGCTCGTAGGCGAACACGCGCTGACACATCGTCGCGATGACATCGCTGTACTGGTCGATCCACATCTGCAGCTGCGTGTCTTCGCTGGTATTGGTCGGTGGCAAACCAAGGATGCTCTTGACCTCGTCCAGCGTGACGAGCGCATAGCTGTCGGCCGGCGTCAGCACTTTGACCCAAACATCGGCCATCAGCGGGCCTCGTGAAACTGTTCGAACAGCGCGCGCAACTCCAGCGGCGGCGCCTTGCTGTTATCGGACATGACCGGCTGCGCCGTGTAGGCCTCGCGGTCGATGCGCCATCCAACGATGGTTGGCCCCGTGGAACCACGCTCGCCGCGCGCTCCGTCATCGCCCTTTGGCCCTGGCTTGCCTGGCTTGCCGGCCGAGGCGATGAGCTGCCAGCCATTGCCAGGGCAGGTGCCTGGCGCATCGTGGCGCGCGATGAAGCTCGAGCCGCCGAGCGCGACGATGTCGAGCGCCGCATAGGTTTCGCCCTCGGCGAAGGTGCCGCGCACCGTTGGCATCGCGGCATCGCGGCCGGGCCGCGCCAGGCAGATCCAGTCCGCATGCCCGGGCGCTTGTCCGGTGTCGCGGGTAGCCTGGAAGGCGCCGCCTGCATGGACGACGACGGTGCCTGCGTAGTGGACGATGCCGGGCGCCCAGTCGCGCGCCACCGGCAGCGCCCCAGGCTTGCCCTGTGGCCCGGGCTCACCGTCCTTGCCATCGATGCCGGCGCGTCCCGCCGGCCCTGCTGGTCCGGCTTTGCCGGCTTCCCCGCGCTCGCCGGCAGGCCCGCGCTTGCCTTCTGGCCCCGGAATCCGCGCGAGCGCCCGCACCTCGATGAGCGCGCGCTGCGCGACCGCGAGACAGGTGCCCAGCCCGTCGAGCAGCGAATATCCCGGGCCGGGGATGGTCATGCTGCCAACATCCATGCAACAGCGGCGGCTTCGTCGTCGTCATGTTGCCCGGAACCAGTGCCCATGAGATTAGCGACCATGGCTGAACCCTTGCCGTGCGTACCGATGACTCCCGAGCCCACGGCGCCAGCTCGGAGCATCACAATCCCGGCGCCGAGGCGGCCATGATTGCCGGCCGCCACCGCCTTGATTGACAGCCGCGCCGCACCGATACCGACCGATTCGGTGGCTACAGCCCAAGGCTCGATCCGAACCGGCGTTGCGGCGCGGACGCCAGCCACGACGCCATGCGCCTCGCCCTCGAGCGGCGGCAGAATGCCGTAACCGGAGCCCTCGACCGGGAGCGGCCGCTCTGGCGGATAGTAGCCCCCACCGCCGACCACAACGACCACCGGAACCGGCACGACACCAGCGAATGCCGCGGTGTCGCCGCCTTCGCCGGCCTCGAGCGACCCGATGATCTCGCCGGCCGACGCAACGATGCCGGTTGCGGCAAATACATCCGCCTCGTCCGTTGCGGCGAGCGTGCCGAGCGTTACAATCGTTGCGGCAAACGATGCAATATCTGCCGCCTCGATCGCCGCCAGCGTGCCGGTCCAGGCCGTAGCACCGACCGCACCGACAAACGATGAAACGTCACCTTCGTTAAGTGCGTCGGCGGTCGGCGTACTGGCATCGACAGTCGGTGCAGTAGCGTCAACGGTCGGTGCAAAAATCGATGCTTCAAATGCAGCTAGCGTGCCGGTGGACACCGCACCGACCGCACCAGCAATTGCCGCGGTATCGCCCGCCTCGATCGCCGCTAGCGTGCCGACGACCTCTTGCAGCGTTCCAACGATCGGATGGCCGTTATTGGTATGGACCTTGCCACTGGATGTTTCAGTCGTATGAACGACGTTTTCGTCGCCAACGAGATGAGCGGTCATGTCGCGTGCGTAACCGTCGCCGCAATAAATTCCTTGAGCGTCAGCGGCGGGGCGCCCTCCTGCGCTCGTATCCGGTTCTCGTGATCGTAGAGCATTGTCTGTTCATTGGTCGGCACTGGCGCTACCGGAGGAGGCGGCACATACGGATCAGGCACGCCACCATCGGCCAGCCATCGCTCGTATTCTGCGCGGTCCCGGTTGGCCGGGTCGTTGGGAATTGCCGCGCCGTCTGCGGTGCGTATCACTGCATCGGTTGCGGTGAGCTCATAGTCCGCCATCACAGCCTCGCGTCGCATTTTGCCAACACCTGAAGCGCGTAGCAGTCGCCAGCCGCCGCAGATGCAATCGAAAACCGCGACATGGTTGTCGTCGGAGACGGTGCCGATGGTGAACCGGAAAACATATTGGCTACACTCCCGCCCGATAGGGTGATAGTTGGTGCAGCTCGCATCTCGACAGGAAAATACAATGGAGTATCGCTACCGGACTGACCGCCTGCGGTGGCAAGAAATCTCGCGGTGCCAAGCGGAAAGCTGAGATAGCGTTTGCAAACGGTCAATTCCTGATCATACGACCGCATGATGAACGGCGAGCGCGCGGCGGACGGCGCCTCGATGCCGGGGAGGACGATAACGCCAGTGATGAATATGTAATCGCTTGTTGTCTGGACCGCGTTCGTTGTTCCGGTCGCACCCATGAACAGAGCGCCATTCCACACATTCGGAGCAGTCTGATAGTTGCTCCCTGCCATCGCAGCAATCAACACTGCAAGTCCAGCCGTATTGTCTTTTGCCCAGGTTCCGGTCGTGTCGCCTGGAACCGTAACCGTAACGTATTGTGGTGCTCCCGCAGTCGTGTAGTTGAAAGAAAAAACATAGCTTCTATTGGATGGGCCGTTGAGGATGGCCCCGGAATATAATCCGGCCCGAAATGCCTGAAACCAGAACCCAATCGTGATCGGCTGCGCGTTGGCTGTTCCCCACGCCAGGCGGGCAATGCGATATCCTTCTATTAGTTGCACGATGTTGGCGTAGGCGGTCGCGGCCGGCGCAGTATTAGCCGTGTTGGTATATATCGCCAGCGTGTTAGGCAGTCCTGGTGCGGCTATCCCCGCTGTGTTCTGCGCCCCGGTAATAGCTTGTGTTCCTAATGTCTGAACTGCCCACCCGTCAATGATACGTTTTGAGGTATTGGATAATGGTCCCGCAGACCCTCCGACGCCAAATTCCTGGCTTACGTCCATCGAGCCGTTGATCTGCATGCCGTTGTAGGCGAGCGCGTCGAGCGGCGCGGCGTAGGCATATAATTCAGTGAAGTTGGCGTTTGTCTTGAGAAACGATGTCCGCAGCGGATCGCCGGTGCCGTCATTAGCGGCAGAACCGATATTGATGGTTTGCTGTGCCATCTGTCAGGGTGAGTGAGTAATACTGCCTGCCGTAATGGTCACGGTCTGGCCTATGCTGATCGTCGTGCTGTTGAGATTGATATCGGCACCACTCGTGCCGCATGTAAGATTATTCACTTTGGTGGTGCCGCCGCCATCCTTGATGCGCGCCACCGCCGCGGTGCCGGCATTGGCCGCGACGCCGGATTTTGGCGCACCAGCCATGGTGATCACGCCGCTCGATTCCGTGAAACTCGGATCGGACAACGTGATTGTTACGAGCGTTGCGGCAAACGACGCCGTACATATTTCGATGTAAGCAGGCGAAGCATTGGCGTCGATCTGCAATATCGTGGCAGCCATGCGCGCCGTCTTCGTCGCCGCGTCGTAATTGACCGCCATTATGGCATTCCCAGCCGGAAGGATGTCAGCCGCACCGGGCCATTGGGATAGATTCTGGTGGTGTTGAGCTTGATGACCGCATCGGATTTTTCATCGCCGACATCGCAAGACAATATCTCGCTGCCGTCAGCGGCCAGGATGCGCGCGCCCGCGGCATTGCCTTGTGCAAGTGCAGCGTCTTCCTCGGTGATCTTATTGAGTTCGAGTTCACCATTGACCGCAGGGGCGGCGGCTGGACTGGCAAGCCGCAACACTGCGAGAACGTCGCCGTTATCCGCCAGCATCTCTATGGTGCCGGCATCCATCATGTCGCCGAGCGTGTCGAGCATCTCATTGGCCGCGGCTTCCGAAAGATTGATGGTCATGGTTGTGGCTCGTCATAGATCGGCACGAGCGCGCCGTTCTCGTCCCGCTCGATGCGCAAGACCTTTGATGGGCGCTCGCTCGCGATCGGCTCCTGCAATTGGCGCGCCGCATTTGCGACTTGCCCGGCCAACTCGGGCGGCAGCAGGATAGCGCCGTTCAGCCCATCCGCGACCATCTGCCGGACCTCGCCGCGCAACTCGGCAACGACAGCCCGCAACTCGGCGATCGTCGCTGCGGCCTGCGCCTCGATCAGCTCGCGCTGGCGCTGCCATTGCCGGCGCTCGGTATCGAGCACCTCGGCGAGCGCCTCCCGCCAGGCATCAAGAAGCAGCGCGTCGTCGTCCGATCCGGTCGGCGTTGGCAAATAGGCTTCTGACTTCTCGTGCAATGTCATCGCGGTTGGCCTTTTGCGGTGGCTTTGCGGGAGCCGGCGGCGCTGCGGGAGGCGGTGGCGCCGCCGGCGCGGCCGGGATCTTCCCGACCTGGCTCAAGGGCACAACTTGTTGTTGAACACGCGGCTCGTCGCCAAACTCGACGCGGTCGAGCCCTTCGAGGTTGCGCGCTTCGTTCGGCGCGAAGATGCCACCTTGCACGCCCTGCGCCAGCGCTTCGATGCGATCCTTCATCGCCGAGCGTAGCAGCGCGTCGGTGTCAAATTCCACGTATTCGTCGGGCTGGCCTTTGAGATCGAACAGCAGGCCGATCGCTTCCTCGATGTGATTGAGCGCAAAGCCGAGACCCGATGATTTCCAGCTCTGCATCAACAGTTCGGTCGACGAGAAGGTCGAGCCACCGAGGCCGAGGATCTGCAACGGAATGCGAAACGCGAGCGCGATGTGCTCGTTCGAAAGTTTCATCATCTCGGCGGTAGAGGCATCCCTGCCGCTCACCGCCCACGGCTGAACTTTCAATCCAGCGGTGAGGATTGGCGTGCCGCCCTGGTGCAGACCTTTGGCCTGCTCGTTCCAGCGGTCGCGCAGCGCCTGGAGCTGGTCCTTGTCGAGCGTGAGATCGGTCGAGAGCACCGCCGATGGCCGCGCCTCGTTGAGGTAATATCCTAGCTGCTGTCGCGCGATTGCGCTGTTGACGCCGATGTCGCTATAGGCCGCGACGATCGGGCTTTCGCCGATCAACGGCACCGGCCAGCGATGCCGCACCGTGTGGAGCCGAATGTGCAGGACGTCGCGTTGCGGCACGATCAGCGGCTCGCCGCCAAGCCGTTTATCGATCACCTGGTTGCCGTGCAGTTGATAGAAAATCTCGCCATTGCTGGCGAGCCGCGGATGCGACATCAGCGGGTCCATCAGATGCAGCTCGTCGATCTCGAACCGCGAATTGCGCAGCCCGAGCGCATAGGTGTTGCCCTCGAGGTAGAGCGAGCGCGTCGCGTTCAGCAGAAAGTCAGAGATCGATTGATAGTCATTCGGATGGCGCAACAAACGCGAGAGCGACGATGACTTGACGCGCTCGCGTCCGCCTTTGCCGTTGAGCCGCCAATGATCGCCGGGACACATGGCGACGGTCTGGGCATAGGCCGAGACGCAGGCCTCGACCATGGCCGATTGGGTGCCGAGACTGGTCGGCGTGTAGCCCTGCTGCCACCAGTTGTCGGCAACGCCGGCGGGCAGCCACCCGCCGGTGACCGGCAAATAATAAGGGCCTGGCCGGTAATCGCCTTCACCCTTGCCGATGAGCTGGCCCGCGACGCGGGCCAGAAACCCACGAACGTTCATGTCGACGGGTTCGCAGTCCTCGTTTGATAGTTGCCGCGTCGGCCGGCCTCGGCCTGCTTGGTCTGCGCTTCGTTCGGGTCCGGGCTGCCGTCAGGCTCGTGCTCGAGGACATGAACGCCCATCGCGGCCATGTCATTTTCTTCCTGCGTCGGCGTCGGCTTGGTTGCACCAGCCGTTTTGGCCTGCTGCTCGTTTGCCTTGTCGCGGGCCGCGCGCTCGTCGGCGAGCTTCTTTTTCGCGGCCGCCGTCTGTTCGGTATCGGTCACGGGAACCTCCTTCTGTTGATGGAACTACCAAGTGACGCCCGTCAGCCACGCGATCGTGCCAGTGCGGCGGATCGCCCAGGTCAACGGCAGGATCAGGCGCAAGGCCAGCATGTCGGTCTGGAACATCGACTTGACCGGCGCGGCAACAACATTCGGCGAGCCCGACGTGCTGATATCGAGCGGCGTCGTGTCCTCGAAATGCAACGTGGCCTGATCGCTGATCTCAAACCTCGGCCCGTCGCCGGTGACGCTAACGAAGTCGGCGGCGTCAATGACGATGACCGTGCCCGCGGGCACCGTGCCGGACTGGATGAATGGCCAGCCGCCGAGGCGGCCTTGGCCGATCTCGTCGCGGTACGGGAACACGCCTGCACCGGTAGCGATGGCGAACGATGCGCTGTTGACCTGTTGCGGGTTGAGCAACCAAACCGGCTTGCGCACGTTGCCGAGCGTCCCGGTCAGCAGAGCTCCCGACAGTTGCTTGATATCGCCGGTGAGCGCGGTGAAGCCGCCGCCAGCGGTCGGCGTCAATCCGGCGACGCCGTTAAGGATGCCGGCCGGCCGAACAGTCGTCGCCGGGTTGGCGTCGAGCAGGACGGCATCGGTCGCGACCGAGGTGTCGTAGACGATGGCATCACGCAACAGTCCCTCGATCGCCGGGATCGAATGATCGTTGAGTTCCCGCGTCCAGGTCGTGATGACCGCCATTTTCATCGGCGTCAGGGAAATCGAGGTGAATGCGCCCTGGCGAACGGGAATCGGCAACCCTTCGCCAACGAACGATCCGGCTATCGTTGGCGTCCGCGACCGCGTCGGGATGATCAATTTTGCATTGCGACCGAAACTCAACGACATACCCATGCCCGACAGAGGCCCGAATACCGAGGCCGCCATCAGGATCTCCATGAAGTCGACGTTGACTTGAACCGCCAGTTCCTTCGCCCATCCGGTGACCGTGGTCATGGCCGCGGCTGAGGCCGCCTTGGTCTGCCAGTCGACCACGGCCTTGAGCGGTTCGTCGTCGCCAAAGATGGCACGGGTAACCTCCTGCACCGGCTTTCGTTCGTGATGGGCCAGCAGGCTCAAGGCACCGGCACGGCAAAACAGGCCGATCGGATCGAGCTTCTTCGTTGGCATGCCGAACGGTCTCGCTGGCAGTTGCGCTGCGCTATAGCCGTTGCCATTGCCCTTGCTCGTCACCGCCGATCGGCCGCCGTCGTCGCTGGTCACGGCGAGATTGCGCTCGCTATCACGCAGCGTCGCCAGGATTTCCTTGTCGTGTGCAATCTCGGCGTTTGCCTTTTGCACCGTCTCGAGCAGATCGTTGGGATAGTCGCCGTCGCCGACGGCATCGTGCAGCGCATCGAGCTTGCCGGTTTTTTCGAGAATCAGATTTTCTCTCTCTTTGATCTTCTGAGCGAGCGACATGGTCGCGCCCTTTCTTGACTGTGATCGCGTATCGGCTTGCCCGCCGGTGAGCCCGCGCCGTGCGATCCCGCGTCCTTTGCCTTTCCCGGCGAACACGAGATCGATGGTCGTGGGCGAAATCTTGAGCGACTTGGCGATGGCCA